CTACTGCTCGCCAACGGTAGGCACTACGGCGATCTTCCTCACATACTTAGCGGTCTGTTCCACATTCTTGTGGCCGGTTATCGCCTGGCGGTCATACATGTTGCCTTCAAGATCTGAAACACCTTTAGCCTTCAGATCATGGAAGGTAAAATCGAACTCCAGTTCAGGGAAACGCTCTTTAGCTTCCAGCTTTGCTTTCATCCATCGGCTGTTAAATCCATCTCGGGTGTATTTTGCCCCCGATGGTTGGTGGATGACATAGATGCTGCTCATACCCGGTTTTAGGGGCAATGCTTTAGCCGCAGAGATAGCCGCCTCCAGACGCTTTCCCCATGCCTTAATCTGAGCAACCCCAGTCTTGCTTTGCTGAATGAGGATCCCTTCTTCACCCAGCTGGCTCTTCCTCATGGTCAAAATGTCAGCCTGTCTAGAGCAACAAAGAAAGGCGATTTCCATTGCAATCTGAACTACCGCCGGTGCCACAGAGAAAAGGGCGTTATATTCAGTGTCCGTGACATATCTGGTTCGCGTCTTTTCCTTAAATTGCTTAACACCCTTACATGGGTTCCCCTTTACAAGCCCCCGCTCATATCCCCATCTGAACACCCTGGAAGTAAAAGCCTTCTCTCTATTTGCTTGAGTGCGACTCTTCAATCCTCGCTTGTCCATGTATTTCCTGATGTGCTCAGGCTTGATTGCATCAGGGGCAAGCGCCCCGAACACCGCTAAGACCTTCAGAGAGTATTTTCGGTAGTCTTTCTGCGTTTCCAACGCCAACTCCATGAAGTCGGCTGATTGGAAGAATTGTTGCACAAGAAATGAAAAATCATTTTTCTTCTGCTGATCGTTGATCAGTTCCTCATACGCTGCCCATACCTGTGCCGGCGTTGAGTCGAAGCTACATAAACGAATTGTGCCGCCAAGTTTAGGCTTGAATTCATATGCGGATCTCCCCCGGCATGTGCGCGGGGGCATCCAGTTGTCAGCAGGATTACTGCGTTTCCGTCCCATTAATCTAAAGCCCCAAAATTAGGTTGAATACCAGCGTCAACCGGAGGTTGATTTCTGAGCGATACTGGGTAATTAAAGTGTCCCCATGTAGTGCTGGGGCGTCCATCTCTGCGAGTGATAAAGAAGATGCCGGCAGTTCTGAGCGCTTCACACTGTTTCGATGCACTTTTGTAACCGGTGATCCGTTCAATATCAGAATCAGAAATGATGTCTTTCTCGTTGTTATCCTGCATAAATCCTCCACACGGTAAACCCGCCGCATACGGGCGTTATTTCGACTCAAAAAAGGGGGTAATAAACAGCTTGTAATTTATACACTTGGCTTCATAGTTGTACTTACATCACAAAATTTGTTCTTACGATTTGAATTCCATACGTATTCTTTTAGTATTCCTCGTGTTGGAAGGTTGGCCGAGTGGCTTAAGGCACCTCATTGATACTGAGGCGTGCGGGTTTAACCCCGCACCGCGGGTTCGAATCCCGCACCTATTAGAGGGGGCGACTTTGTCGTCCCCTTACTTATTAGTAATGTATGGTTCCCTATACAAAACACATTCCAGAATCACAGAACTGCACCAAATCCATCTGCGCGCCTTTACCGCCGCTTGGTTTTAACGGTGCCTCGGAAAGTGGGACGCCGTATTTTGTCAGCCAAAACCAGGGCCAAGTTTTCTGGATTTCCCGTTCATGGTCGCAGGCACGCTGGAAGTCTTCAGGAACGTTCTCTTTCATGAACAACCACAAATCGTCATCACGGTTTGGACACATCCAGCAAAGCGATGCGGGTGGCGTTGGGAGTCCGTAATCTTCGACGCACTGAATGCACATCTGCTTTGTCATCATCATGTCGATGAGTGGGTAACGGCGGCGCCATTTTCCATCAGTGACTTTCATGCGGCGCGCTGCCTCTTCGATGCTGATCCCCATCCACATGTCTACACCGCGTGCAGTCAGGTATTTCTCGCCGTATCTGTCGTTGAGAAATCTTTGCACAACCTCCTGCTTCCATTTAACGCTGCAGAATGTTGGCTTCTTGCCGGTACACCACCCGTCCTTATCGCGTCCGTTTCGCGTGGAGAAGTATCCCGGCAATGGCTCATCTTCATCTGGCCCGACGATGTCGTATGTGGCGTAAAGGCTTTTCGGAACGATGTGATACTCGATACTCATTTCATCGCAAAGCGTCTTGATGTGTTTGGCTTGATACGCAAACACATTGCTCGCTTCTCGCTCGGTATCAGACATAACGATCACATCTGGCTTTGGCAGTGCCCCAGCATGAATCAGGCAGATCATCGCATTGCTTTGTGTTCCGCCACCGCTCGAAAGCACATTGAAGCGATCGGGGTTATGCTTAAACTGGCGACGCGGAATGAAGGACTTCATGAACCTACCCACGCTCCACCTCCCTAGCGCTGACCTGCTTGAACTCGATAACCCACACCCAAAGGTTGGCGCTCCAACTTTCTTCGCCATAGATGGATTGCCATAATTCACTGAATGCCACCTGGTGCATCATGTGTTCGTGACCAGGGCAAACACCGGCTTTCACGCCTTCGGCTTTTGCATCCTCTTCGCTGATATCGTTCAGCCGCTCAACGCGCACTGCGGTGATTTCCAGCAGGATGCGGCAGGCTTTGCGCGGCATGTGAAGCGAAGGCGTCCATTTCAGCCCATAGTCTTTTCGGACTTCATCGCCATAACTTCCCGCCGGGGTGTCAGCGCGATATGCTAATCCCTCAAACTTTCCGGTAGTGGCTTCAATGCCGGTGCCGGTTAAGTCCATGAACGTCTCGCGCACCCACAGCCGATCGCCTACCCGGCCAAATGGGCAGGCATCTCCTGCCAGCCCTTTCCATCCGCCCTGACCGTTCTGCATCTGCTCCTCGATGTGCAGCATCGTTTTAAACGCGTTGCTTGGCCACCAATGGCCGCCGCGATAGCATGGCTCAGGTTGAGGTTTCATAACCCGCCTCGTCTGGGTCTTGCGGCCGTCGAGAATGGCGCGAACCATCTCACCGTTAAAAATCACTGGGCGCTCTTTCATTTGGCCTCCCGCAGCTTCTTAGCGAACGAGCGAGCCAGTACCGCATAAGCGCCTGGGGTGGTGTTGTCCGGCTTGACTGAGCACATAGCCATGGCGGTTTTGTGAAGGTCATCAGCAAACTTCTCCACTCCCTGCGCCTGGAGAGCGGCAAGTTTGGCACCTACCTCTTCAACAATGTCGTCCAGGTATGCGTGCCAGTTACTCCACTCTGGGCACTCTCCAGTTACAGCCTTGTAAATCGCGGCTATAGCGTTCCGTGCGGCATCGCGTTCAGCTTCAAGATCGCTCACTGCCTGCTGGTGGTCATCAAACTGAACTAACTCGCCATGCTCAGCTTCACGCGCAAAAGCCTCAAACCGAACGGCGTGCATTTTGTAGTCAGGAGTAAAGCGCTTGATGGTTGTCATGCCTCGTCTCCCAGCACCCAGCGGAGCGCCTGAGCGTAATCACCGCTCGCACTTTCCAGGGCTTTCGTGATTTCTTTTCGGGACTTCATGCGGGGTTTGGCATCGCCAATCACCTGGCGCTGCCGGCGCGCCTTTTCGTGGCCTTTTGTGCCGGCGGTAGCAGCTTCCACCTCCTTCACTTTTTCGCGCTGCTCATCGGGTGAGAGGTTCGCCAGCTGGCGCGCCTGGGTAACTGTTACTGCGCCAGATTCAACCGCATCCTTAACGGCCTGAGTGGCATCGAGCAGGGCGAGTGTGGCGCGGATCGTCTGCACGCCGACGCCAAACATCAGTGACAAATCTTCTTCATCGTGGCCGCGTTCCAACGCATCGGCCATCTTCTTGGCGCGTCCCAATGGGGTATCGGCTCGGCGAATTTCGTTTTCGCTGATCATTGCCTGTGCCATGCGAACAGCGGAGCCGCGTTTGACGACGGCAGGAACGAGTTTCGGTTTCTTTCCCTCTTTCACCAGGCGTTTATTGGCCTCCAGGGTATGCCGCACCCGCTGTCTGCCAGCAACCACGCATGAGAGGCCGGTTTCAGGGTCTTTCCAAACTATTATTGGCTCCAGTACACCCTGATCCATGATGTTCAATACCATTGCCTCATCCAGCGGCAAGTGAATACGCTCATCGTAGAGCGGGTGTGCTGTGTCGGTTACAAGGTGCAGCCGTTCGGGCTCAAAATTGAGTACGTTGGTTTTTCCGCTGGCCCCGTAGGCTTCGGTAGAGTTCTTGGCCATTTAATTACCCCACACTGATTTTCGGCAAAGCGAATCCCTGCCAGAAACTGGCAATTTTCCGCAGATAGAAAATCGGTTTTTAAGAATGGAGGCCAGACGCCCGCATAGCACTGGCTCCCGGTTAATTACTCACACATCAGGTGGCGCACCGCGCCGGGTATTTATACTGTGTAGATATAAATTAGGGACCGACACAGTACGCCACCAGATATGTGAAAAAGTAGCGGCCAGCCTATGAACATTATCTTCACCCTTGTGGTTGAAGTTCGGCGTGGCCGCCAAAGACTACACACAGCAATCGCATTTTTGCCGGATATCTGCGCTCGCTTTCGCTGCAGTGCCGCCGGCCCGGCGCATTTGGTTTGGTGGCTGGTAAACAACGCCCCTGAAGTTTCCAGCCTTGAACCACATTGGGCTGCTCTCTCATGAGGTAGGATCCTTCACCGCTCCCAGAAATTAGGGGATCGGCTGAGTGAGCATTCCGATGTGCGCCCCGTAGGGCGCGGTGGGTGTTAGAACGTTAAGTTGCGAATCAGAGGCGCTGCTGTTGAACCGCCGCTCATCTGCACGCGAACACGGCTTACTGACGGCTTGGTGCGTTCTTCTCCGGTGTAGCTATTGAATGTGCATGGCCCCAGCACCAGGCGGGGAACTCCGCGAAGAATTACGGTTTCACCGGCTTTTGGATGCTTGCGATATGCCTTTCGGCGTTGTGCTGCGTTCATCGTGTAACCCTCTGCTGTAAGCCTGGTTCAGCGAATCATCCCGATCTTCGTGTGCCTCGGGCGGCTACTTCATTGGCGTCCTGCCTGTTCGCTGCTGATGAATCAAATGTAGGATATCTGACATTTTAAGTCAATATCAAATTGTAGGGAATCTGACATTTCGGTTTGGGTTGATGTTTGGCTGGTGGAATCAAGGGGAACGCAGTAGGGGGATTGGCAGGGAGAGGGCACAAAAAACCCGACGCGGTGGCCGGGTAAAGTTACAAAGCTTGTTTCGCGAAAGATATTATCGACTTTTCATCGTCATGTTTGAAATGCTCTATATGGTGGCGGTCAAATGTCCTTCTAATCTCATCCATTGCTTTTGCTTCAGAAGCAGAAGGATTTTTGTGCCCATCGATTGTGAAAAGCACGTGGCTCAGGTTGAGGATATTCTCATTAGCCGCCCGAACCACTCGCGAAACCCAAGAATCACAGTGCTCCATCATCTTACCCGGTTCTTGCTGTACAAAGGCCAGCGGCTTGATGGCGCAAAGAATTTCGTCATCATTTTTAGCTACGAATGGCATTGAAAACCTTGTTAGGTCTCCGCCAAGCGTTTCTTTTCTAAATATATTTCTAAGCTCGGAGTATGAGTTCAGTCGGGACTTGAGCTCTTTGGCTAATATTTCCTCTCTTCTTTCCTTGTTGTACTCAGAATGGTTAATGAATTTTTCATAGATGGCATTCATCTCGCGTTCTGGACTATCAGCCAAGACAACCCGTGTGGAGCTAAAGTGGAAAATAGACTCGCGCTTTGCAGTCAAGTAACTAAAGAACTGGGCTAGTTCATCAGCACTGCTTATGTTTTTTGTGAGTTCCTGAGCTAGCCTTAGCTCTGTTGCTACAGCTTCTTTAGCAAAGGTAAAAATGGTGTCATCACGAAAGAAAGCGTTAACTCTGGCATCATTTGACTGTGTGAGCCGGAAGTGAAATGTGTGCTTTTTAGGCGCGCAAAGAACCACGCCTACATTGGCAAACTCTTCAGTTTCCGCATAAGGCGCATATCTTACAATGCTGTAAAGACATGGCGTAGTCATTTGATATTACTCCAAAAAACCTCATCGTTGATTCTGTCTAAGGTTGACTCGACAAAATCCAAAAACTTTTTATTCTCAACAACATCTTCAAGCATCCATTCTTGGGGAATGCTCTCAAATACTCGAGCTAAACATTCTTTAGCCTTTCTTGCCTCATCCTCACCCTCCATCTTATCGACGAAGTCAAAGAGCCATTGGCGATGTCTTTCACTGTAAACATGATATTCAAACTCGTCAGCATCTTCATCATGGTCGAAGGCAAGATTATGGTCAATTAGGTAATACCGATTGTTGAGGTAATCAAAAATAATGTTTACGTTACCGCCCTGAGGTGAAAGCGTTCTATCAGAGTTATTTATCCATTTATCAAATAGATAGATCTGCTTCTGGCTTTTTTCATCAACATTTTTGTGGGCTTGCGTAAAGGTTATAGGCGAAACGCCCGCGATAAATCTCGTTGCAAATGCATAACCTTCGCTAAGCTCATTTTTCCATGCAGGTACATATTCTGTTAATGATTGATCCACATAAACTATACGGAAATCAGGTAGTGAAAGTTTCAACTCGCTAGCAAGGCAAGCTGAAACCCACTCTGCAATAAGTTGCTTTTTGGTAACACACGGCATGCCTTTAACTACATAGAGTTCACCGTCATCGCAGCGACACAAAAAAGGTTCCGTAGCACAATCAGGTATGCGTTTAATGATTTCCTGAACCCGTAGTATCTCATTAGCCATGCTTTTAAGTTACATCCTTATGTATGTTCACGTGTCTTACATAAACAAGGTGGAAAATAGCTAACCGTGGTGATTAACAAACCTTAGTTCGGACCGATTATGAACCCTGCAAGGAGTTCGACAGCGGCCACAATGATGGCGACGGGGAACAGGGATCCGATTTTCATTTTATTTTCGACTTTGGAACCCATTAGTCATGCAGTTGCCGACATCTACAGCTTGGAGTGATTTACCTCTTCGTCCTCAACATGGCGCGAGGCCTTGAGGATGCCGGCCACATACTCTACTTTCAGCACAGCACTTTGCGGCAATGTGATAGGTCTATGGTCTTGATTGATGCTGGTAAACTGGTAACCGCCTTCGCGAGTGTAGTTGAGCACCTTAATCATGTTGTGACCGTCAGCTGTGCGAACGAAAACTTCATCACCAGAATGTACTGAGGTACCTGGTTCGATGAGAACGAACTCACCAGACTGAATGCGTGGCCACATACTATCGCCCCGAACCCGAAGCCCGTATGCATCCGGATCATCGCTATAAATCTTGAGCCATCCACCACGGTACTCGACCATGTCGATCATGCCATCAACTCCTAAAACGGCATCACCAACAACAGGGACAAGCCCTGGTCGAACCTTGCCTACATATGTGATGTTTTCGTCAATATCGCCACCTTCAAGAAGCCAGTTTGGATTGCAGCTTAGGGCAGCGGCTAGAGCCTGGAGGTTCTCACCACCAGGTTTATAGTCGCCTGACTCCCAGCCAGTGACGGTGACACGATTGACCCCTATGCGCTTGGCTAAGGTGTCCTGAGTTAGCTTTAACTCTTTGCGTCTTGATCGAATTCGGTCATTCATTTCCATGTAGGCAATCCTACCATTTAGTAATGTAGGATTCCTTGACTGTTTAATGTAAGATATCCTACTATCCAATTGTTCCATTCCCTTACCAAAGAGTGAGCCATGAAAAAAGATGATGTTATTTCGTACTTCGATGGGGTGGGCAAAACAGCCAAGGCATTAGGGCTGTCGCATGCCTCCGTATCGGGTTGGGGGGAGATTATTCCCAAAGGTCGAGCATTCGAGATCCAGGTTATTACTGGTGGTGAACTGAAAGTTGATCTCTCTCTTTACAAAAAGTCTACCGCGCCAGCGGCTTAACCAAAACCACAGAAACGGAGAAACCGTGTGGACAACAAAGACTTTCCGACCCAGGACGACATCAGCGAAGCGATACACAAGCTGATCACGTTGTTCCCAGGTAAGTACAGCGCGATGGCTCAGCAGCTGGACCCGGTGGCCGGTACCGAAAACGCATTGCGAAACCGCGTTCGCCAGGTGTCTGGTCAAGTCGTGCCGCTGGGTATGGCAGTTGAAATGGAGTCGATTTCTGGTCGTAGCGATATCACTGAAGCGATGTGCAAACGGGCTGGTGGAGTTTTCGTGAAGCTTCCCGAAGTCGAGCAGATGGGCAATGAAGAGCTGCTTTACAAATTTAACGATCTGCTGGCGTCTCTCGGCCAGTTCGCGCGCTTTCACAACGAGTCAACATCAGACGGCGTTCTGGACCGCGAAGAAAGCAAACGCATGAAGGCCAAGGGCTATCGGGTGCAGTGTCTGGTGGCTGAAATCATGGTCGTTACAGAGATGTTGTTTGGAGAGGGTGACGCCACAGATATGCGGTCTGTGGCGTCGGTCGCATTAACTAAACGTGTGGAGTAATTAACGCATGAACAGATTAGCAGATAGTCGGCTGCGTGGGCAATTTCGGTGTGTGGCTTCAAGCTGTTCAAAGCCGCTCATGCCGTTGCGTTATGTGATGAGAATACCTGGCGGCTGGATGCCTGTCACCCACAGCGCTTTGCAGGAAGTTGTGGATCGCTGCAAGTATTTGGCACTGCCGGCGCCGGGAGCTGCTGCATGAGCATGAACCTGATGGCTCAAGCTATGAGCATAAAGGTTGGCAATCCCCTGCGTAAGCTGGTGCTGATTAAGATGGCTGATAACGCCAATGATGAAGGCGAATGCTGGCCGTCCTATCAGCACATTGCTGACCATTGCGAGTGCAGCAAGAGCGCCGTGAAGGCTCATATCACTGCACTGATAAAAATGGGGCTGCTCTCGAAAGAAAACCGCCTGGGCGTTAATAACGGAAAAGGCAATACATCAAACATTTACCAACTAACAATGGGTAACCCTGTGTCGCCAGAAAACACAGCCCCTATCTCACGTAAAAGCACAGCCCCTGTGGCGCCAAAAAACACAGGTGGGTCAGGAGAAAGCACAGGTGGGTCGTCAGAAAACACAGCCCCTGTGTCATCTGGTGGCACCCCCTGTGGCAGCACGTGGCACCAGAACCAGTCATTAGAACCTAAAGACAAAAACCCTTCTTGTCCGGTCGCTCCGCAACCAGACGAATCAGGCGATGAGAAGTTTTTATCTCGGCACCCAAAGGCAGCGGTATTCAGTGCCAAGAAAAAAATCTGGGGCAGTGCTGAAGACCTGAAATGCGCGGAGTGGATCCGTTCTCGCATTGTGAAGCTGTACGAGCAAGCCGCAGAAAGCGATGGGGAGGTCGCAAGACCGAAGGAGCCTAACTGGGCTGACTGGGCAAACGAAATTCGCCTGATGTGTTCTCAGGATGGCCGCACGCACAAGCAGATCTGCGAGTTGTTCGCAAAAGCAAACCGGGATCCATTCTGGTGCAAGAACATCCTGAGCCCGTCAAAGCTACGTGAGAAGTGGGACGACCTGACGCTGAAGCTTAGCGTTAACCCTGTGTCACCGGCCGGGGGACATTGGAACACTGCTGAAGCATGGGAGAACACCCTATGAATAAATTCATGAGTGCTGTCCAAAATCGCAACGGTAACGCGCTGGCGCGGATGATGCCCGCAGAACCGCAGGCGCGAGTGGTCAACGGAAACGCTGAAAAATTGGTTGATCTGTTGTTCGTTAACCTCATGCAAGTCTTCCCCGCCGCTAAGCAAACAGCGCTGAGCACACCAGCTGAAGTCGCAGCAGCAAAGCGCCAGTGGATCCTGGCATTCGCGGAGAATGGGATCACCTCCATTGAGCAACTGCAGGCCGGCATGCGTATGGCGCGTCAGCAAGAAAGCGACTTCTGGCCGAGCTGTGGGAAGTTTATTGGCTGGTGTAAGGCTGGCGCCGCCGAGAATGCTGGCCTGCCATCGGTTGATGAGGTTGAGGCGGAGTTCAAGCGCTACAGCGCGAATCGCGGGCAGCATGCCCGGCCTGAAGATTTCAACTGGTCGGCACCGGTCATGTACTGGATTGTGATCGACGTTCGCCATCTGATGCTTCAGCACAACTACACAGAAAGCGAGATCCGCAAATCAATTCAGCAGCACCTCAACCGATGGGCTAAACGGCTGGCCAAGGGCGAACGAGTGCCAACCCCAGCGCCACAAATCGCCCACAAGAAACACATCCCGGCGCCGTCAGAGCTAATCGACAGAGACGGCAAATTTCAGCGTAAAGGTGAAGAGCTGCTGGCACGCATTCGCTCCAAACGAAAGGGGAACCCATGATTTTGACATTGCCATTTCCTCCAAGCGTAAATGGCTACTGGCGCTCTCCTAACAAGGGGGCGTCGCGTGGTCGCACTTTGGTCAGTGAGCGCGGTAGGGCGTTCCAGGTAGAGGCTATCGCACAGGTAATCGAGCAACTGCGCCGCCGGCCGAAGCCGATCAGCACGAATATCTCGGTTCATGTGGTGTTCTGCCCGCCGAATAAAGCGCGCCGGGATCTGGATAACTACTTCAAGGCATTATTCGATGCGATGACACAGGCAGGCGTATGGCTGGATGACAGCCAGATTAAGCGCATCGAGGCGGAGTGGGGTCCGGTCACTAAAGGCGGGAAAGTGGAGCTGAGAATCAGCGAGGTGATGCCATGCGCTGCCTGTTGAAACCTATCATCATCAGCGAGCTCGGCCAGGTGATATTGAAGCCAGGTGCTGATCTGATGTCGTTGTTCGGTGATCGGGTCATGGTGACGAGGGTTCCGCCTGAATTCCGCAAGATGCCATCTGGCGCGTTGCCGACAGTAGAGCAACAATTGGCAACTGATCCACGTTTCCGATCGTTCTTCACGCATGAGCGAGTGCTGGGGGCTGCTGGTGGCCCCGCCGCTATGCGCGATTGGTTAGGCCGTGGTTTTGAATGCCAATGCGCCAGCACTGACGGGTATCACGACAAGAACGTCTGCGTGATGGAATACGGCGACCACAGCATCAGGATGTGCTGGCACCACCAGAACAAGTACCGTGAGCAGACGAGCCCGATGCTGAATAAGCTGGCAGAACAGAACGTGGCTGATTTTGTCGTTTACCGCGCCCGCGCGCACTTCATGTTTGACGAATCCCACCAGCTGACGTTGCCGGAGCTTTGCTGGTGGGCATGGGTCAAAGAGGTTATCGATCTGATCCCTGAAGAGGTGGCCGCTGCATCACTGCGTGTGGCGCCGCATAGCGTGCCTGCTGGGGTTAAGAAAGAATCAGATATCGAGCATACGCCGGCTGCACGCCAGATTGTTGCCGAGAAAGCCAAAAAAGCGGCCAAAACGTTAGTTATCGATCCGGCCCCGCCAAAGGCGTTATTCAAGATTCCAAAGCGTGAGCGCTGGACCAGTGAGAAGTTTACCCGTTGGGTTAAGTCTCAACCATGCGCATGCTGCGGAGCACCCTCGGACGACCCCCATCACATAATTGGCCACGGACAGGGTGGCATGGGAACCAAGGCGCACGATTTTTTAACCATCCCACTTTGCCGAAAGCATCATGATGAATTGCATCGTGACATGTCACGGTGGGAGGAAGAGCACGGCACTCAGATCGAACTGTGGTTCAGATTCATCGACCACTCGTTATCGATCGGCGCCATTTCATAAGTGTGGAGTAAGGCGAGCTGGCATGCGGGCCAGACGCCTGGAGAAAATGCATGATGACCCCAAATCAGAAACGAAAAAACAAACACAACGCATGGGCGACTGTTGCCGGTATACCTCGCAAGAAGTACCTGGGCAAGTACCAGCGCCTGACCCGCCTACAAACATTGTGGATCACCTCTCTACTTAACGCCTGGGGCGATATGTACGGCGGAAACACCGACGGGAATTTGAAGTGCAGCGGCGGCGGTGTATGGGGGCAAATCGTGCCTGAGCAGTGGGATGACGAAAGCGCGGCGCGAATTGTGAAGGTGCTGGGCGACCTGCGCAAAATTGGGTATCGCGGGGAAGAGCAGTTGAAGAAGGCAAAGACAATTCTTTGGCCGCACCGCTCGCTTGAGTCGATGCTGGTGGCTGCTGACGCTGGCGAGGAATGCGACTTCATGGAAAAAGCGGTGCTGGCGTCGATGAAGCACGATAACCCGGTCTACATCATCGGCAAGCTGTTCTACACGGGCCGAAACAATACGGTCTCGGTGCTGGGGCGCTATATGCAAAATCATTACGCCCCCTGGCTGACACGCGATCAGGCGGATGACCGTGTGCGCTGGTGCATTGAAATATTCAATTCTGCGGTGTTCGTCGCCGTTCGTGCGGCTATCTGCATCGAAAATGAAGAAAAATGCAAAAACAGCTTGAAAATAGCCAAAGAAACTGCATAATACAGGTATGCTTTCGCGAAGCTGTACCATCAAGCGATGCAACAAAATGACCCGCTTTGAGCGGGTTTTTTTCGTTCTGACGATACCGGATATTTTTTTGCTGCATAGAGTTGCATAGTGCGACAATTTGTCGCATTATAGCCGTGCACCGACATACAACCCCTATATATAGTGTTTACATACTGAGAGGCACCTATGGCTATCAGCATTCGTCTCGACGAAGACTTCGTCAGTGATGCTAAAGTTTACGCTGAAGCTTCTAGTAGAAGCATCCCGAAGCAGATTGAGCACTGGGCAAGAATTGGCCGTATAGCCGAAGAAAACCCTGATTTGCCATTCAGTTTCATCAGCGAGGCCTTGATAGCTCATAGCGAATATCAGAACCATAAGGCAATTCACTATGAACGCAGAACAAAAAGAAATAGGGGTTGAAGTTTATCAGAGCCGTCGATTTGCAAAGACTCTCGATAAATTACCTGAGCAACTGCAAGAGATCGTAGAAGATGAGATTGATACGATAATTGCAAATCCTGAAATTGGTGAACAAAAAAAAGGAGATTTGTCTTTTCTCCGTGTTCACAAATTTCAGCTGAATAACCGCGTAACTCTGCTGGGTTACAGCTGGATAGAAGATAAAGTGGAGCTTTACCTATTGAATATAGGGCCTCATGAAAACTTCTACCAAAACCAAAAAGATCACCGAAAAGTTGATTTGAAGCTTATCGGGTGATGACTTCAAAGCCTCGGATAACCTCCGGGGCTTTTTTATTTCCAGATTAATGTTTGTGAAGTGGGCGGCGGAGAGGGTGAGGTAACACCCCATCCGCCAGGTGCTCATGTCAATGGTCACAAGCGAACCTTTGCCCGTGCTGCGAACAGCAGGACGAGCGTATCAACTAAGGGCGCTTATGATTTCAGAAACACGTCTTATCAACGCTGACACAACAGCGTTTATCAAAACCCTGCCGGACAACTCCGTAGACCTGATAGCGACTGACCCGCCTTACTTCCGGGTTAAATCTTGCGATTGGGATAACCAGTGGAAGAACGAGGCTGAGTATCTGGCCTGGCTGGATGCGTTGCTGGTGGAATTCTGGCGGGTGCTGAAACCGAACGGTAGCCTTTACATGTTCTGCGGTAGCCGGTTGGCGTCCGATACTGAGCTGCTGGTGCGCCAACGTTTCGACGTACTGAGCCATATCGTGTGGGCCAAACCTTCTGGGGCATGGAAGCGACAGCACAAAGAAGGGCTACGGGCTTTCTTCCCATCGACTGAGCGGATCATTTTCGCCGGTCACTATGCCGGGCCTCTACAACCGAAGGTAGACGGCTTCGCCGCGAAGTGTGGAGAGCTGAAGCAAAACGTCTTTAAGCCGCTGATTGATTATTTCAGAATGGCTCGGCAATCCCTCGGCGTGTCAGCGAAGGAAATCAACGCGGCAACAAAAACGAAGATGTGCAGCCACTGGTTCTCAGAGAGCCAATGGCAGTTGCCAAGCGAAAAGCAGTATCAGGCGCTCCAGGCGTTATTTGACCGCATTGCAAAAGAGCGGCAGCAGGTTGGTGGATTGAATCGGCCCCATCATGAGCTGGTGAGGGAATACCGGACGCTGAACCGCGAATATCTGGAGTTGTGCCAGGAATACCGATCGCTCCGCCGCCCCTTCACGGTAACGGCAGCAGTTCCTTACACTGACGTTTGGCACTACCCGCCGGTGGCCTTCTACCCTGGCAAGCACCCATGTGAAAAGCCCGCCGAAATGATGGAGCACATCATCAACGCTAGTAGCCGCCCCGGTGACGTGGTGGCCGACTTCTTCATGGGTTCTGGCTCAACCATCAAGGCAGCTATCAAGCTGGGCCGTATCGGTTTGGGGGTAGAGCTTGAGAAGGAGCGGTTTGAGCAAACACAAAGAGAGATCTTCCCGTAATTGAACCCTGGCCTAAGTGCTGGGGTTTTTCGCATTTAGCCTCCTTGCCAAAACAGTCAACCACTGCGAACACATCCTGTCATCGAGTGACTACGGCGGGAGGCTAAACCCCATCCACTACCCGATGATCGGGCCAAGCCCCGACAAGGGGGAGGTATGAAAATCATGCCGGAGAAAATCACCACGTTCATTTCTTACTGCACCTCTGCGACGTTGGTGTGTGGAGGTAGCATTTTGCAATGGCTTCATGACCTCGACTGGAATCAGGTTGCGGTAGTTGGCGGCTTCGTGATCGGTGCAATCACCGCCGTGATGAACTTCTACTTCAAACACCGCCAAACAAAAGCCTATGAGAAAGCCCTCAAGGCCGGTTATGTCACACCACCGCCGGCGGAGGACTAAGCATGGCAATAACAGCCTCTTTAAAGAAAAAGCTAAGTGCCGCTGTTGCTGGTGGCGCTATGGCGATTGCCGCGGTACTGATCCCCTCACTTGAGGGAGTCGAATACAAGCCGTACCGCGATGTTGTTGGCGTGCTGACGGTCTGTTATGGCCACACCGGGCCAGACATTATTCCCGATAAGACGTACACCGAAGCGGAATGCAAAGCGATGCTGGATAAAGATCTGGTGCCTTTCGCCCGTTCTGTAAATCGCTCGGTGAAGGTACCCGCAAGCGAATACCAGAAGGCGGCGCTGATCAGCTTCAGCTACAACGTTGGCGTTAAGGCTTTCGAGTCATCCACGCTGCTGAAAAAGCTTAATGCTGGCGACAGTCGTGGCGCCTGTGACGAAATGAGGCGTTGGAATAAAGCCGGTGGCAAGGTCTGGAAGGGGTTGATTAACCGGCGTGAGGTTGAGCGCGAGATCTGCAACTGGGGCCAATAATGAACCGATTAACGACGGCATTGGGTGCCGCTCTACTGATCATTGTCATTGTGCTGGCATGGCTGGCATTTCACTTCCACAGCAGCGCAGTAAAGGCCGGTGACAAGGTTAAGCAGCTTCAAAGCGATAACAGCCTGCAGGCGAATACAATCGCGACACAGGCGTTTCAGTTCCAGCGTGCCAACGAAATCAGCAGCGCGGCGACTCAGTACGGCATCAATACCGATGCGGCCACCCAGGGGAAAGAAATTGAATATCGGACGATCCTCAAGAAACAGCCGACGTGTGATTTGGCTGTGCCTGCCGCTGTTGCTGGTGGGCTGCTCGACTACACGCACCGTCTACGTTCCCGCGCAATGTCAGCCGATACCATCGTCGCTGACGCAACCGGTGCTGGCGCCACTGCCTCCGGCACCCTGACATACTGTCAGGCGGTGCTGTGGATTGATCCGCTGCTGGCGGCGCTCGACAAGGCTAACAACCAACTGCTGGAGATACGGCGGCTTGATGAAGAGAGGCGGGAATGAACGACCTTGATTTTATTCTGATGTGCATCGGTCTTGGCTTTGCTTTTAACGTAATTTTCCAAGGAAGGCGCGGTGGAGGCTCGATCCGTAATTCTCCACCACCTCAGCCCTGGGTACGGCCAGTGCCGCCACCGTCCCCGCCAAGGCCATATAGCCTGGAAAAGGGAGGGCGTAACCCACCACCGCCTGATCACTACATTAAGCCAGCGCCCACACCAGCACCACCACGGATCATTATGGGGTACCAGCCGCGCTGTTGCTACGGTGCGGCAGGTGGCGAATGCAGGCGATGCACTGTAAACCCTCCACCTAAGCAGCGGTGAAGCATTGCAGGTGGTCTATGCGAGGGTCATCGATAATGCAATAATCAACCTGAAGCCAAGGCAGTTCCTGACATGCTGCATTGGGGCCGTCTTATACAGGTCAAAACGAAAATTAGGTGAGGTTGTATGAATCAAGCCATTTTAATTTTAAAAGGGCAAAAACCATCAATTATTAACATCACTAGTGGTATTACCTCATTGTTTTGGATGCTTCCAGATGGCTCTGAGACTGAATTAGAGGTGTATATGGCTAGAGCCGAGACTATTAATGGTGATTTTGTAGACTGTATAGTAGCTACGAATGATTCAGAATTGTCTCCAAGAGATATCAGTCGAGCACTCGAAGAAACTAGTAAATAGTAATTACAGGTGGCATTCACTGAGTGCCATCGATAATGCTGATGATATAATCCTCCCCAACAGGAGGATCCCATGTCATACAATCTCGGCAATTTGCCAAAAGAAGAAATGGACAAGGTGAACGTAGATCTTGCTGCGTCGGGTGTGGCGTACAAAGAGCGCATGAACATGCCGATCGTACCGGCTCAGGTGGAGGCGGAGCAGCCTGAACACCTACGCGAGCTTTTCCGCGAGCGCCTGCAGCATTACCGCAGCCAGAGCCACAAATTCCCAGGGCCAAACGACCCGCGATACCAGCAGATGGCTGAGGCCAACGGCAAGAAATGACTGAACCCGCTCCGGCGGGTTTTTTTATGCCTGCGAGCAAGGTGAATGCAAAAGGTACTCCCGAGGGGGTACCCCAGCCACGGGGCGGCGACCTCGCGGAAAACGGCTAGTTTTTGAGTTTTCATGCTGTCAGCAGCAGGTGTAATAACTGTTTGATATATAGAGATAAAAACGTAAATCAGGTGACAAAATCGAAAAGACACTGTCATCTGACCAGCTTGCAACCCTTTGAGTTAACGAAATAAATCGTGACTTCACCTGACAACGTGAGGTGTCAATGTCCAACATCAGCAATCTGGGGGACGTCTACAACTGGAGCGTAGCGAAGATTGCTGAAGCTTTTGGGCTGAACCGCGGCACGGTGCGAAAGCGGCTGCTTGAGGCTAATACTCCGATCGCCGGCACGGTGAAAGGCAACCCTGTTTACGCCCTTAAAGACGTGGGGCCAGTGTTGTTTGGCGCGCCCGAGCCCGCCGATATTGAAGATCTTCAGAATCCGAACAAGATGGGGCCGAAAGACCGCAAGGACTGGTACCAGTCGGAAAATGAACGAATCAAGCTTGAGGAGTCGCTTAAACAGCTGCTCCCGGCATCAGAGGCACACCGGGAAATGGCGTTATTGGTTAAGGCAATTTCACAGGTGCTGGATACCTGGCCAGATAAGCTGGAGCGCGACCGGGGCTGGCGCCCGGATCAAATAGCTGAAGCTCAGGTCGCCATAGACGAAATGCGGGAAATGTTGGCTGCGGAAGTCGTGACAGTGGAGGAGGGAAACGATGATAGCTAACTGTTACGCATCGGCCAGCGCCCTGCGTCGTGAAGTGGCCACATTACTAAAACCGCCGCGGCGCATGCCGGTGGCGCAGGCTGTTGCTAAATATATGAATGTTCCAATGGGCGCAGGGAGTTCACTTCCATGGGATGCGACACTCACCCCGTATATTATTGAGCCGATGAACTGCCTGGCATCGCGCGACTTTGATGCTGTGGTCTTTGTCGGCCCTGCGCGGACAGGGAAAACGTTAGGTCTTATTGACGGTTGGATCGTCTATACCATCGTCTGCGATCCGGCTGATTTTCTGCTTATTCAGATGACCGAAGAAAAAGCCCGCGAGCACTCCAAAAAGCGCCTCGACAGGACGTTTCGTGTTAGCAAGGAAGTGGCCAAGCGTCTTAGTCCCCGAACCAACGACAACAACGTCCACGATAAAACATTCCGTGCAGGCAACTATCTGAAGATAGGTTGGCCATCTGTAAACATCATGTCATCTTCGGATTATCGGTTCGTAGCCCTGACGGACTATGACCGCTGGCCGGATGATATTGATGGAGAAGGGGATGGCTTCTCACTGGCATCGAAGCGAACTACCACGTTTATGTCATCAGGCATGACACTGGTGGAAAGCTCACCAGGGCGAGAGATCTCCAATGGGAAATGGCGGCCGAGTTCGCTGCATGAAGCGCCGCCGACAACCGGTATCTTGTCGCTGTTTAATCGTGGCGATCGCCGCCGCTGGTATTGGCCATGCCCACATTGTGGTGAATTCTTCCAGCCTGTTAAAGCGAACATGATGGGGTTCCGCGAACATACCGATCCGGTCGTGGCCAGCGAGGCAGCTTATATGGAATGCCCTCACTGTGCCGGGCGGATAACCGCAAATCAAAAGCGTGAACTGAACGGCCGCGGTGTGTGGCTGAAAGATGGGGAGAAAATCAGGGCAAACGGTGAACGTTATGGCGAGCCGCGGCGATCGCGCATCGCCTCATTCTGGATGGAAGGGCCGGCGGCGGCGTATCAAACCTGGGCACAGCTGGTTTATAAGCTGCTGACGGCTGAACAAGACTTTGAAGCCAATGGCAGCGAGGAAACGCTGAAAGCGATCATCAATACAGACTGGGGCTTGCCTTATCTGCCGCAGTCAGCAACCGAACAGCGAAAATCGGATGCATTGATGGCACGGGCGGAGCCTGTCACGAAGCGCGCGGTTCCCGAAGGGGTACGATTCCTCGTGGCAACAGTGGATGTTCAGGGCGGGAAAAATCGTCGTTTTGTCGTGCAGGTCATGGGATATGGCGCTCATGGCGAGCGCTGGCTGGTGGATCGCTACAATATCAGGCAGTCGATGCGTTTTGATAAGAACGGCGAAAGCCTGCCGGTTGATCCGGCCGCCTATCTTGAAGACTGGGACTTATTGCGCACGGATGTGCTGGATAAAAGCTGGCCACTGGATAAAGACCCCAACGTAAAAATGCCTGTACTGGCCATGGCCGTTGACTCCGGCGGTGAGGACGGTGTAACGGGCAATGCGTACGAATTCTGGCGCAAATGCCGCCGGGATGGTGTGCAGAAACGCGTTTATCTCTTCAAGGGCGACAGCCAAGCCCGCAGCAAGTTGATAAGTAAAACATTCCCCGATAATACAGAACGTTCAAACCGGCGCGCGCAAGCACGCGGGGATGTGCCGCTTTATCTTCTGCAAACCAACGCGTTGAAAGACCGGATTAATAACGCGCTGCTGCGCGGTACGCCGGGGGCTAACTTTGTGCATTTTCCCGACTGGATCGGCGAATGGTTTTATGACGAGCTTACGTACGAAGAGCGCAGTCCAGATGGAAAGTGGAAGAAGCCGGGCCGCGGCGCCAACGAAGCATTCGACTTGATGGTTTACGCACAGGCGCTGGTGATCTTGCGAGGTTACGAGAAGATCAAATGGGAGAAGCCGCCACCGTGGGCAGAACCCTTTGAATATTCAACCTCCCCGTTACCATCAACAAAACCAGTATCCCGCCCAAAAGCAGTACGTGAAACAGAACCAAAAGATCCCGCCGGCGCTGAAAATAAAACTTCGGCGTGGGCGCCTATTAATTCTTCAGGAGGGTGGCTATGAATCAGGCCGATATCGAAAACATGATCCAGGGCTACGTGGCTGCGGAAAAGGCGGTTCTGGAGGGGAAGTCGATCACGTTTAACGGCCAATCAATGACGATGGAAAGCCTGTCAGAAATCCGCAAAGGGCGGGCGTACTGGGAGCGAAGGCTAAGCGATCTGATCGCATCGCGCCGCGGGCGGCCGATGTACAAAGTGGCGAGGTTCCCATGAGTTTTATCGATGATGTGATCGGCATTCTCTCGCCGGCATGGAAAGCTGGTCGGTTGCAGGCCCGCTATAAAATTGCTGCCTATGAGGCGGTAATGCCGACTCGAACCCATAAGGCACGCAGAGAAAACCGTAACGCTAATCAGTTGACGCAGTTTGGTGGCCGCTCCTTGCGAGAGCAGGCGCGCTGGCTGGATAACAACCACGATCTGGTGATCGGTTTACTGGACAAGATGGAGGAACGCATTGTCGGTGCGCGCGGGATCATCGTTGAGCCTCAGCCACTGCTGCGAACTGGCGAGGTAGCGGATGATCTGGCCAAGGAGATTCGAGCCGCATGGGCGGAGTGGTCTGTGGCGCCGGAAGTCACTGGGCAATATACCCGCCCGGTAATGGAGCGGTTGTTGGCACGCACCTGGCTGCGGGACGGCGAGGTGTTCTGCCAGATGGTTCAGGGAAAAGTGGCCGGGTTGACCCCGCAGGCCGGCGTGCCGTTTTGGCTGGAAGCCCTGGAGCCTGATTTTGTGCCGCTGGACAGCAATGACAGTGGTGCAGGGCTTTGTCAGGGGATTTTCCTTAATAACTGGGGCCGGCCCCAAAAATATCAGGTTTACAAATCTCTGATCACGTCGGGCATTGCCCTGGGAAATGTCAAAGAGATCGCAGCAGAGAACATGCTGCACCTGAAATTTGTGCGTCGCTTGCACCAGGTCAGGGGTAACAGCTTGCTTTCCGGGATCCTTATCCGACTCAGTGCGCTGAAGGATTACGAGGATGCTGAATTGACCGCAGCCCGTATTGCCGCTGCACTTGGCATGTACGTAAAAAAAGGCGATGGGCAGTCTTACGATGGGGATAACTCACCTGATGATGATCGTGAAATGGATATCGTCCCCGGCATGCTCTATGACGGGCTTCAGCCGGGTGAAGAAATCGGCATGATCAAGTCGGATCGCCCTAATCCCAACCTTGAAAACTTCCGTAATGGGCAGTTGCGGGCGGTATCCGCCGGTAGTCGTGGCAGCTACTCCAGCATCGCGCGTGACTATAACGGCACCTATTCCTCCCAACGGCAAGAGCTGGTGGAGTCATTCGAGGGGTACAACATCCTGCAAGATTCGTTTGTGGCCGCGATATCTCGTCCGAATTACCGAAACTGGCTGCAGATGGCGATCACCTCTGGCGCGATAAAAACCCCGGCTGATCTCGATCAGAAATCGCTGTTTAACGCTGTGTATAGCGGCCCGGTGATGCCGTGGATTGACCCACTAAAAGAGGCTAATGGCTGGAAAGTTCAGGTGAGAGGCGGCGCTGCTACTGAAAGTGATTGGATCCGTTCTCGCGGCGCCAATCCGGCAGAGGTGAAACGCCGGCGCAAAGCTGAAATTGACGAAAACAACAAGCTGGGGCTGGTGTTTGATACCGATCCCGCCAACGACAAAGGAGGCACCAGTGCCGAAGCAACGAAACAGGACGAGTCTTCGTCCCAAAGCGAACGCCGGAAGAAATAACTCTTGGTTTCGCATGCAGGCCAAGGCCAACAGCTCTGCTGATATCTACATCTATGACGAGATCGGATACTGGGGGATCACGGCCAAGCAGTTTGTTAATGATTTGCAGGCACTGGGTGACATTACCCAGATTAACCTGCATATCAACTCTCCGGGTGGCGATGTTTTTGACGGCATCGCCATTTTTAATGCCCTGCGCAATCATGGCGCTGCGATCACAGTACATATTGACGGCCTGGCGGCTTCCATGGCGTCAGTGATCGCGATGGTTGGCAATCCTGTCATCATGCCGGAAAACACCATGATGATGATCCATAAACCATGGGGCTTCGCCGGCGGCGACGCCAACGACATGCGGGACTACGCAGACTTGCTGGATAAGGTCGAGAACGTGTTGATCCCGGCCTATGTCGCCAAAACGGGAAAGTCGGCGGATGAAATCGCCGCCATGCTTGACGATGAAACCTGGATGGATGGCAAAGAATGCCTCGCTTTAGGTTTCGCTGATCAGGTCACCCCCTCTCTGCAGGCCATGGCCTGTATTCATTCCAAACGCATTGAGGATTTTGAAAAAATGCCAAATGATATCCGTAACCTGATCACCCCGCCGCGTAACAGCACGACTCCTGCACCGCAGCCTAAGCCACAACCAGCCCCGACGGTACCCGAAAATACCGTGGATGTTGCTACGATCCGCGCGCAGGTGGTGGCAGAGCAAAAGGCCCGTGTGACCGACATCAATAACCTGTTTGCCATGTTCGGCGGCAAGCATCAGGAACTTCAGGCCAGCTGCATTGCTGATCTGGATTGCACCGTCTCTGCGGCAAAAGACAAGCTGCTGGAAATGCTGGGTAAAGATACGACCCCATCAGACAAAACCACGGTCGGCGCAAAAGCACATATCGGTAACGGTAACATTGTTGGCGATAGTGTCCGTCAGATGTTGATGGCGCGCGCCGGCTATGAAGAGCGTGACAACAGCAACGCGTATAACGGTATGACGATGCGTGAGCTGGCGCGTATGTCGCTGACCGAACGAGGCATCAGCGTTTCGACGTTAAACCCGGTTCAAATGGTTGGTTTGGCGTTGACCCACAGCACGTCCGACTTCGGCAATATTCTGCTGGATGTGGCTAACAAGTCGATTTTGCAGGGTTGGGAAGAAGCCGCCGAAACGTTTGAACAGTGGACGAAGAAAGGCCAGCTGTCCGACTTTAAAACTGCAACCCGCGTGGGACTGGGCGGTTTCCCATCGCTGCGCCAGGTGCGTGAAGGTGCCGAATATAAGTACATTACCACCGGTGATCGTGGCGAAAAAATCGCGCTGGCGACCTATGGTGAGATCTTCTCTATCACCCGCCAGGCCATCATCAACGACGATCTCAATCAGCTGACCGATGTACCGATGAAGATGGGCCGGGCGGCGAAAGCAACGATCGGCGATCTGGTCTATGCCGTGCTGGTGGACAACAAAGTCATGTCCGACGGTAAAAAGCTGTTCAGTGCCGACCATAAAAACATGACAACCGGCGCCATTGATGTGGCAAACCTGGATAAAGCCCGTCAGCTGATGCGTACGCAAAAAGAACCGACTACCGGCCGTCCGCTGAATATTCGTCCTGCGTTCCTGCTGGTGCCGACGGCGCTGGAGACAGTTGCCAACCAGACTATCAAGTCGGCTAGTGTGAAAGGGGCCGATATTAACGCCGGCATTATCAACCCAATCCAAAACTTTGCTTCTGTGATTGGTGAGGCGCGCCTTGACGACGCGGATCCGGCCGCATGGTATCTGGCATCGGCCAAGGGCAGCGACACCATCGAGGTTGCGTATCTCAATGGCGTTGACGTGCCATATATCGATCAGCAAGAGGGTTTCAACACTGACGGTATCGCGACCAAGGTACGCATTGACGCTGGCGTGGCCCCGATCGATCACCGCGGCCTGACGTATTCGTCCGGCAAATAAGCCAGCCGCGCAATCATTATGGCCCTGACGGGCTTTTTTTATACCTGAAATTCGGCCCCGTCTGGGGCCGTATGGAGAGTTTCAAATGGCTAAGAATTTCGTGCAAAACGGTAACACCATCGCTATTACCGCGGCCGCCGCGGATATTGCCAGCGGCGATCCTGTTGTCGTGGGTGATCTGGTCGCCGTAGCGATTACGGACATCGCAACCGGCCGCACCGGTGATGGTTTCGTTTCCGGGGTATTCCAACTGCCTAAATTGGCGGCGGATGTCATTCCGGCCGGCAAAAAGGTGTTCATCAAGGATGGCGTTGTGCAGTTGGCCGCAACTGACGCTGTGGCTGCTGGCTTTGCCTGGGAGGCGGCGGCGAAAGACGTCACTGTGGTTGCGGTAAAACTCAATGGCTAACCCGTTTGACAGGATGGCCGCTCGGATGGATCGCGTCACGCAATCCCGGTTCGGCAAGCCTGTCATGTTGAGTGGGGCGCCTCATATTGTCGTTGAGGCGCATTTTTTACCCGAATTGCAGGCGGTCAGCGGAGATGGCATCTCGTTGGTGGTATTTACCGCGGGATACCGCCCCCGGCGTAATGACCAGGTGGAGTTCGACGGTAAATCCTACATTGTGACGCGGTATCAGCAGTTTAACGGTAAGCCTCACATCTGGATCGAATAGGGGAATGACGATGAAAGGTATCGAGCAGGCCATTCGTAATCTGAACACCCTCAGTAAATCCATGGTGCCGCGCGCCACTGCCCAGTCGTTAAACCGCGTGGCAGGCCGAGCTATCAGCCGGAGTACCAAGCTGGTGGCTGAGGATGTGAGGGTACAGCAGAAGCTGATCCGGCAACGCGCCAGGCTGCGAAGAGCGAGTGCTGAGCAAAATCCACCACGGGCGACGCTTTCAATCAACCGCGGTAATCTGCCGGCGATCAAACTGGGGGCGGCCAGGGTACAGCTTTCTCGCCGGGTAGGTTTTGTTGGCAAACAGGGAAGCGTACTGAAGATCGGGCGTTTTACCTTTCGTCATGCATTTATTCAGCAGTTGGCTAATGGCCGCTGGCATGTCATGCGGCGTGTCGGTCGGTCACGTTATCCGATCGAAGTCGTCAAAATCCCGCTGGTGACCCCCCTGACCAAAGCCTACCAGGAAGAGACGCGGCGCTTGCTGGAAACCGATATGGGTAAGGAAATGGGCTATGCCCTGAAAAACCAGCTGCGGCTTTATCTTGTGAGGAAAATTGGATGATTAAGCACACAGCGATCCGCAACGCAGTGCTCGAGCGCTGTCGCTCAACGATCACTGATGACGTGACGTATTTTGACGGCCGCCCGGCTTTCATCGAAGAGAACGATCTACCGGCAATAGCCGTTTTCCTCGATGACGCGCGTTACACGGGGAGTGAACTGGATACGGACAGCTGGCGAGCGATGCTGCACATCGTGGTGTATCTCAAAGCTACTCAACCCGACGCAGCGCTCGATCAGTGGGTAGAAGAGAAGATCTACCCCGTTCTGAACGATATCCCTGACCTGGCCCCCTTGGTTGAAGCCATGAGTCCCGTTGGCTACGACTATCAGCGAGACGATGAAGTGGCCACCTGGGGCGCCGCCGACCTTTCCTATCAACTGACTTATACCATGTAAGGAGCCTGATAATGGCAACTCCAAATCCTTTGGCGCCGGTAAAAGGCGCCGGGACAACGTTTTGGGTATACACGGGTAGTGGTGAACCCTACGACAACCCGTTAAGCGATGATGGCTGGACGCGTCTGGCCAAAATTAAAGAACTGCAGCCCGGTGAAATTACCGCTGACTCGAACGACGACAACTACCTCGATGATGAAGATTCGGACTGGAATTCTACGTCGCAAGGGGCCAAGTCGGCCGGTGAAGCAAACCTCACGCTGGCATGGAAACCGGGTGAAACTGGTCAGCAGGGTTTGGCGGAATGGTTTAATTCGGGTGAGGTACGCGGCTACAAGATCAAGTACCCCAACGGTGTTGTGGACGTTTTCAAGGGCTGGGTAAGCAGCCTCGGTAAAACTGTGACTGCCAAAGAAGTCATCACACGAACCATCAAGGTTACTAACAGCGGCCGCCCGCTGCTCGCAGAAGATGAAGTTACTCCATCTGTACCTGTAACCGGCGTGACGGTCGCGCCCGCAACTGCCAATGTGGCGGTCGGGGCTACCGTCGATCTGACCTTCAGTGTTTTACCTGCGAACGCCACGGATGCAACGCTGCGGGTTTCTTCCTCCGCGCCAGCAACAGCCACAGTGACGCTTAACGGCAACGTGGCGAAAGTTAAAGGGGTAAAAGCGGGCAGCGTTGACATTGTTGGCATGACGAATGACGGGCTGTTTGTGGCGCTGGCCAAAGTCACCGTCGCTTAATTTTACAACTACGCCCCGAAAGGGGCGTTTTTATGGACGGATTTATGCTGAAAAAAGACACGTTCGAATATGCCGATCAGAAGATCGACATCAGCGAGCTTTCGGGTTTGCAACGCATTGATTATTTGGCTTTTATCAAAAAAGAGGTCGATCAGTTTGATGCGATGCCCGATGACACCAGTGATTCTGACAAGAATATCGCGTTTACCACTATGCGCCTGCGAATTAACGCCTGGTTGATTGCTCGCTCTATGTGGAATGTCGATAAAAAACAAGATGTTGAAAATCTTCATCAGAATATTTTGGTTGACTGGTCTGGCGCCGCGATCGCCGGCTGCAGCCACAAAATTTTGACGTTGAGCGATATGATCCCGACGGAAATTGAACCTGCAGCGGATGCTACCGTGGGCGATGAACCTGAGTGCGCTCCGGAAATCACCCCGGAAAAGCCCTAGCCTCCGAAATCCAGTTCGCCATGCGGCTGGCGCGCGAATTCAAGCGCCCAGACTGGAGGCGAATGCTTTCAGATATCAGTGCATCTGAGCTGGGTGAGTGGGCTGATTTTTATCGGGAAAATCATTTTTCTGATGGCTTGCTTGATACCCAATTTTCGTCACTCAAGGCCATGCTGGTGGCGCTGAACACTACCGGCGATGATCCTATTTATCCCAGTGACTACAGCTTACTGACCCCGCCAGAGCCGGAAATAGAGCAGACGGACGATGATCTTATGTTGATCGGAGAGGGGATTTTCGGAGGGGTTCGCTATGGCTGAGCAGATTGCTGATCTCGTCGTCAATCTGGATGCAAATACAGTTTCGTTTCAGGAGCAGATGGGGCGCGTTGAGCGTCAACTGCTTGAATCTAGCCGAAAGGCCGATGTGTCCACTGAACGAATGCGGCGCCTGGCTGAGCGGCAGGCATCAGCGATCGGCGGCATAGCAGAAAACAGCGCGGGCGCTACAACAAAGATGCTGGCCAGCCAGTCCATCGCCGTTGATGGAATGAAGGGAAAATGGGCTGAGGCGTCACGCGCCGTTGATGAAACGCACCAGCGTATCGCAGAACTTAGCGCCCGGTTGAGAGAAGAGCAGCAGCAAACCCAGGTTACTGGTGATGCTCAGGATCGTCTGACTGCATCATTTTTCCGCCAGATCGACGCGATTAAGGGCGAGGAAAATAGCCTCAGAGATCTGCGCGTTATTCAGGAGAAGATCAGGGCCGCGAGGGCTGCGGGCAATATAACGCAAGGCGACTATCTTTCACTGGTTACGGAAACCGCTACCAAAGAGCGGGCATTAGCTCAGGCAGAGCGTGCCGCCGAACAGGCCAAAGAAAGCTATCTGCAAAAATTGCGTGAGCAGGTTGCCCTGCAGGGAAAAACGGCCGCTCAGATTCAGGAGTACAAGGCTGCGCAATTAGGTGTGTCGCAGCAGGCGGCGCCGCTGATTGCCAAAATCCGTGAACAGGAGGACGCCTGGAAACGTGGTGCGATCTCCGCAGGTCAATATCGCATGGCCATGCGCCAGCTGCCGATGCAGATTACTGATATCACCACATCACTCGCCGCGGGCGCGCCGGTGTGGTTAGTAGCCATCCAGCAAGGTGGCCAGATCAAAGATAGTTTTGGCGGTATGGGTAACGCGCTGCGTGCCATGTTAGGGCTACTTACCCCGGCACGGTTGCTGTTTGGCGGGTCCGCAGTGGCATTGGGGTTACTTGCCTATGGTGCATATGACAGCAGCACGCGAATTGCCGATCTCAACAGAGAACTAGCCAGAACCAATGGCGTGTCTGGGCTGACAAAACAGGGGTTGCAGGGGCTGGTTGAGCAGGGGATGGCTGCAGGTCAATCGTTCACCTCAGCCACCGACTCTCTGAAAGCCTTATTGGCCGCTGGTGCGCCGGCCGGAACAAATTTTTCTCAGGTAAGCCAGGCGATCGCTGCATTTTCGAAAGAAAGTGGCGAAGGCTTGGACGTCTTGGCCGGAAAATTCACTGCTATTGCCAAGGATCCCAGCCAGGGGATTCTGGCGCTGAATGACAGTTTGCATTTCCTGACCGCTGAACAGTACGCCAACATTCGATCCCTTGAAGAACAAGGGCGGCACATGGACGCGGTGAAGTTGGCATCTGATTTGGCGGCACAAGCTATGCATGGCGCCGCCGAAAAAATGAAAACCGAGCTTTCTTCTGTTGAGTCCTACATGCGCACGCTGAAAGATATGGCCGGCGGTATGTGGGATGCCATCACGGGTGTTTTTCGTGACAAAACCGCCGGCGATGCTGCAGCTGAATTGGCGTCACGTGCTGCCAGTCTGCAGGCGCAGATCGAAAATTCGGAACGGACAGGTTACAACCAGAAGAACGGGAAACTTCAGGCGTGGCGTGACGAGCTTGCTTCTCTTAACTCCCAGCTTGACGCCCTGAATCTGCAGCGCGGTGTTCAACAAGGTCTCGCAAATATTGCGCAGCAGCAAAAAGCGGAAGAGCAGGATCGGTTGCGCCTTGCACAGCAGCAGGATGCGCTGGCAACCACACTGCAAACCAAGGAAGAAAAGCGTGCGAAGCTGATCCGGCAAACGAACGAAGCTTTTGAAAAAGGACTGATCAAGTCAGAAGCTGAGCGTGACAAGCAGATCCAGCGCATTAACGAGCAATTCAAGGATCCGAAAAAACCAAAGGGGCCACAATACCGCACGCCGGCAGGTGAAAAGGCATCGGATAGCGCAGAGTCGGAACTGCTGGCGCTTCAGGCACAATTGCAGGTGCTGCGTCAGCACACGGGCCTGAATGACACGATCAGCCAGCAGCGCAAAGATCTGTGGAAGACGCAGGCGCAATTCGCTGTGCTTGAAGAGGCATCTGGCAAGCGTCAGCTCTCTGTTCAGGAAAAATCACTGCTATCCAGCAAGGATAAGGTGCTGGCTCTGGCAGAGCAAAAAGCCGAACTCGGTGATCAAATTGCTCACCAGGAACGGCTGAACAAATTGCAGGATGCCTCGACAAAATATGTCACCCAAATGGCGGAAAAGCAGCAGGCGCTACAGCGCAGCGCCGGATTGGGAGATCGAGCTGCGCAGCGGGAAAGCACTTTCGCTCAGCTTCGACAGGGCTGGCAAAATCAGGGAGGAGATCTGAACGATGCTGGTTATCAGCGGCAGCTGCAAGCAGCTCAGGACTACTATGCCGCTGAGGACAAATTGCGCAGTGACTGGATGGCCGGTGCTTCCAGTGCCTGGAGCAACTATCAGGATCAGGCATCGGATGCCGCCGGCATGACAAAGTCCCTGTTCACTTCTGCATTCTCAGGCATGGAAGACGCATTGGCGTCATTTGTAACGACAGGGAAAGCCGGTTTTAGAGAGTTCACTACGGCGATCCTCTCTGATCTTGCAAAAATAGCGTTGCGAATGGCAATGAGCCAGGGGCTGCAGAGCCTGTTCGGCGCCATGGGTGGTGGAGGAAATAACCCCGGCCAGGTTCCGATGTTTGCGAACGCTAAAGGGGGCGTTTATTCGTCACCATCATTGAGCGCATATAGCGGGCAGGTCGTGAATCAGCCTACGTTCTTCGCTTTCGCCAAAGGAGCCGGCGTGATGGGTGAGGCTGGCGCAGAGGGCATATTGCCATTGAAGCGTGGCCCAGATGGCCGTTTGGGTGTTAGTGCGTATAACACTGCCTCGGCGGGTGCGACCGGCACGGCGCCACAGGTGAATATCTACCTGGATGGTAACGGGAAGGCATCACAGCAGCAAACGGCGCCGGGCCTGGAATCGTTTGGGGCTGATATAGGCAATTATGTTTCGCAAAAATATCGTGAACTGAGGGATAAGGATCTTCGACAGAACGGGGTATTAACGAGGGCTATTCGCGGAGGGAGGGGCGGATAATGGCACAACTAAAAACGTTCAATTACCGCTCACGCTACGGTGCTGAAGGGGAATTTGAGCCAATCATCAGAGAGGTTCGATTTGGCGATGGGTACAGGCAGGTAAGCGGCGATGGCATCAACAGCGAGAACGAGAGCTGGCCATTAACGTTTTCTGGGCCGTGGCACTTTATCAACCAGATCGTCAATTTTTTACAAGAGCATGGCGGATATCGTGCATTTCAATGGCAGAACCCGCTTTTTAAATTGGGGCTCTACACTGCCGGGCGTTATACGGTAACGCCCACATTTTCTAACGCACAGGGCAGAAACTTTACCCTCACTGTTACATTCACGCGCGCATACCACCCGTAGGAAAAACCATGTCAATCAATGCGGATCTTCAGCTTCTGCGGCCGGGGAGCAAGGTGTATTTGTTTCATGTTGACGGCACCCAGTTCGATGGCCCGGAACTCTTTTTCCACAACTATCCGATCCCCTATACCGAAGACGAATTGAAAGCCAGCGGCGGTGATCCGGCGCTGCTACCGGCCAAATCCATCTGGTGGCAGGGGCGGGAGTTTAAGCCGTGGCCCATTCAGGCTCAGGGGTTCGAAGTCACCAGTGATGGCAATGCGCCCACGCCAACACTCAGTGTTGCCAATCTGGATGGGACGATCTCTGCCTTATGTCTGGTTTACGACAACATGGCGCAGGCCAAGGTGATCCGTCACTTCACTTTTGCTCAATATCTTGATGCGCGGAACTACCCGGAGGGTAATCCGGAGGCTGACCCGACGAAAGAAAAGCTGGACGTGTTCTATATCGATAGTAAATCCAGCGAAGAAAACGAGGTTATCGAATTCCAGCTCTCTTCCCCTGCAGACCTCCAGGGTATTCAGATCCCGACTCGGCAGATCCACAGCCTCTGCACCTGGTGCATCCGTGGGCAATATCGTGGCGCATCTTGCGGATACACCGGGACGAATTATTTCGATGAAGACGGTAACCCGGTTGATGATCCGGCTAAAGACGAGTGTGGTGGGCAACTTAGCGATTGTAAAAAGCGCTGGGGAGCGACTGCACCGCTGCCGTTTGGCGGCTTTCCGGGCTCAGCATTACTGAAGAGGTAACGATGCGCCAAAAGATAATCAGCGCCATACTGGCGCACGCCGAAGCTGAGTATCCGCGGGAGTGTTGTGGGGTAGTAGTTCAGAGTGGCCGCCGACAACGCTACGTGCGCTGCCTCAATCTGGCGCCGGAACCAACGGAGCAATTCAGCCTGGCGCCGGCCGATTACGCTGCAGCAGAGGATAGTGGCACGATCGTCGCCATTGTTCATAGCCACCCGGATGCCACGACACAACCCAGCCAGCTGGATCTGGCGCAATGTGATTTGTCGCAGCTTCCGTGGATCATCGCCAGTTGGCCGGAAGGTGACATTCGCGAGGTGATCCCGCGTGAGGGAGTCAAACCACTGCTTGAGCGGCCATTCGTTCACGGTATATGGGACTGTTACGCCATCGTGCGAGACTGGTATCAACTCGAACGAGGGATAGCGTTGCCTGACTTTACCCGGACAGACGGCTGGTGGAATCGTGGTGAAAACCTCTATATGGCGCACTATGCTGAGGCGGGGTTCGTGCCGGCATCAGGAGAATTACGGGTTGGCGATGTGATCGTTATGCAGGTGCAGGCTCCTGAGCCGAACCATGCCGCTGTTTACCTGGGGGACGGGATTATGATCCATCATATGTATGGTCAGCTCAGTAACCGTGTCTCATACGGCGGGTATTGGCAAGAACGGACGATCACGGTTTTGCGTTTTAACGGGTGAACATCTTAACTTCAACTGCTAACATTGATGGGGATTGTAATTCTATAGGAAAAGGATTAAATGAGAGAGTTTGGGTTTTTATTGCTGGCAATAGGCGTCGTTTGGCTGTTGATAGCTTTTAACATGGATACCTATGTTTTCACTGGGTATGGTGAACGTGTCAATAACATCGGCTTGATCGCATCTAAACAGAATCACTTGCTGATATCATCCGTTATATCTATTTGCGCAATTTTGATGATCATCTTTGGGAAATCGTCGTCTAAGGCAACTGAAGCATATGTAAAATGCCCGTTTTGTGCTGAAAAAATAAACCCTGAAGCAATTAAGTGCAAGCATTGCGGTAGTGATGTATCGGTTCAGTTGAAAGCACAGGAAGAAAACAAGTTTTCATTTCATGGGTTCGACCATAACTTATTGCTTTCAAAAGATGATGAACTGTCATTAAATGATAGTGGCGTGATGGATCTAGCGAATAAAATCAAGTCAATATCAAAGTCAAATCGTGATTCTTATATTTTTGGTGAGCATCAGTCAGATATTACTTACATTAAATACAAACTCCCAAAATCCGTTCAAGATGAGTTTGTAAAAAGGTTGAAGTACTGGCTCACCAAATGAAATATATTCGTCAAGAAAGCCGCGCTATGCGCGGTTTTTTTATGGGGGAAGTATGCCTTTTAACGTTCCTGAAGTTAAATGTATTCGCCTATATGGTGTTCTAGGGGCGAGATTTGGGAGAGTTCATCGTTTATCCGTCGGAAGTCCAATTGAAGCATTAAAGGCCCTCGCTGTAATTTTGCCTGGTTTCCAAAAATTTATGCTGGAAAGCAAAGAACTAGGGCTAACGTTCTCAATATTTGAGGGGGAGCTTAATCTAAGCAAAGATGAATTGTTAATGGGGGCTAGCGGTCGTGATATACGCATTGCTCCAGTCATCATTGGTAGTAAGAGGGCCGGTGTTTTTCAAACGATTTTGGGCGCAGTTTTAATTGCGGCCGCAGCGTTCTCGGCGGGAGGAATTGGGGCTGCATTTGCAGCCAAAGGCTGGGCATCGGTCGCCGCAATGTCAGGCGCAAGTATGATCGTTGGCGGCGTCGTCCAGATGCTTTCCCCGATGCAAGGCGGTTTGGCTACGAGGCAAGACCCGGATAATAAGCCATCCTATGCTTTCGGTGGGCCGGTTAACACAATAGCTCAGGGTAATCCAGTTCCCATACTCTATGGAAAGCGCCGCATTGGCGGCGCCATTATTTCCGCTGGAATTTATGCAGAAGACCAGCAGTAAGAAAACATTAACACTTTTCTAACCCGCTCCTTAGCGGGTTTTTTTATGCCCGGAGAAAATGATGGTAGCAATTGAAGGTCGAAAGGGCGGTAGTAGTACCCCAAGCGCGCCATATGAGTCACCTGATTCCCTACAATCGACGTCATTTGCCAAAATATTACTGGCTCTTGGTGAAGGTGAATTTGGAGGAAATATTGACGGTACTCGCATATTTCTCGATGGTACGCCGATTATTTCTGCGGATGGTACTGAAAACTTTCCCGGAGTTCGCTGGGATTTCAGGCCTGGAACTCCGCATCAGGAGTATATTCCTGGGATGCCGGATGTAGAGAATGAAATTGCAGTTAGCACGGAATTAACCAGCGATCGAGACTGGGTGCGAGCTGTCTCAAATACTCAACTCTCAGCAGTCAGATTGCGTTTTTCGTGGTCGCAGCTTCAGCAGCAGCAGGATAACGGTGATGTGGTCGGCTATCGTATTGAGTATGCGATCGACATTGCCACCGATGGTGGTGCCTATCAAGAGGTGTTGCGCACGGCTGTAGATGGCAAAACGACGACCAAATATGAGCGCAGCCACCGTATTGATCTGCCGGCGGCATTAACAGGCTGGCAGGTTCGCGTCCGTCGCCTTACCCCGAACAGCACAAGCAACCGAGTAGCAGACAAGATGGTCATTGAAGCCATCACAGAAACGATCGACGCCAAGCTAACTTACCCCGAAACTGCGCTTCTCTTTGTCCAGTTCGATGCTAAACAGTTCCAGAATATCCCACAGGTGTCATGCGAACCTGACGGGAGAGTGATCCGTATCCCATCGAATTACAACCCTGTGACACGTGAATATACCGGTGTTTGGGATGGGACATTTAAAGTTGCATCGACAAACAACCCTGCATGGGTTACCTACGATTTGATGCTGAATGATCGATTCTCGATCGGTACGCGCGTTAAAGCTGAGAATCTTGCCTTAACAAAATGGGATCTCTATGCCATCGGGCAATATTGCGATCAGCCGGTACCAGACGGGCGAGGTGGGGATGGTAAAGAGCCGCGATTTACCTGCGACGTTTATATTCAGTCACAAGAGGAAGCGTGGAGCGTTCTACGGGATATTTCCTCTATCTACCGCGGCATGTCTTTTTGGTCAAACAATCAGATGTATGCCCTGGCAGATATGCCACGTGATGTTGATTACGTTTACACCCGCGCCAATGTACAGGATGGCAAATTCACCTACGCAAGCGCCAGTGAGAAAACGCACTACAGCACAGCTATGGTGAGCTGGAGCGATCCTGCGAATGGGTATCAGGACGCAATAGAACCAGTATCGATCAAACGGCTGGTGAAACGCTGGGGCATTAAACAAGCAGACGTTACGGCGATAGGTTGCGTCAGAAAATCTGAGGCAGTAAGGCGTGGTAAATGGCTACTGCTCACGAATGAAAAGGATCGTGGTATATCGTTTACTGTCGGGTTGGAAGGAAAAATCCCCCTGCCTGGCTGGATCATTGCGGTGGCTGATGAAATGTTGGCCGGGCGGCCGCTTGGCGGGCGGATCAGTTCGGTATCTGGGCGGAATATTACCCTTGACCGAGTGTCATCTGCAGCCGTGGGAGAACGCCTGGTATTGAACTTGCCAAGCGGCAAGGCCGAAGGGCGCACTATTGCAGCTGTGGCAGGTAACACGGTTACGGTCACCACCGCTTATTCCGAAACTCCGGTGGCGGAATCAGTATGGGCAATCGACGCCGCAGACCTGGCTCTGCAGCAGTTCCGGGTTACGGGGATCACTGAAGGGGAAGATGGGGTTTCATTCGAGATCACGGCAGTGGAACACGATCCGAATAAATATGCACGCATAGACACTGGCGCTCGTATAGAAGACCCGCCGATCAGCGTTATACCACCTGGTGCGCAGGTTCCACCTGCGAACGTGCAGATCGGTGAATCGTCGGCGGTATTTCAGGGCATGGCAGTGGCCACTCTTCGCGTCACGTGGGACAGGGCAGAAAATGCGATCGCGTACGAGGCTGAATGGCGCCGTGACAACGGCAACTGGATCCCCGTGCCGCGAACTTCAACACTTGGGTTTGAGGTTCCCGGTATCTATGCCGGTCGCTATCAGGCTCGTGTACGTGCGATAAACCCTTCTGAGATTTCCAGTGTGTGGGCCAATGCGCCAGAAATGGTGCTGACCGGTAAGCAGGGCGAGCCGCCGGCGCTGGCCAGCTTCACGACGATAGGTCAGGTGTTCGGCATTGTGTTGAACTGGGAGTTTCCTCTCGGGGCAGAGGACACGCAGCGGACTGAAATCTGGTACAGCCAGAACGCCGACGGCAGCAACAAAATGCACCTGGGCGACTATGCCTATCCACAGCGCAGTCACACGATGACGGGGCTGGCGGCAGGCGTGAATTTCTGGTTCCAGGCGCGCCTGGTGGATAAGCTCGGCAATACCGGCCCGTGGACGAACTGGGTGCAGGGAACATCGAGCGAAGACGCCAGCGAGGTTCTCGACTACCTGAAAGGGAAAATCACCGAGACTGAGCTGGGGCAGGATCTGCTGGGGCCGGTGGAGGATGCCGGCAAGCTGAAAGATATGTGGTCAGTGAAGGTCGGGAAGACCGTTGATGGGAAGCTTTACACAGCCGGGATCGGCGTCGGCGTCGAGAACACTCCGGAGGGGATGCAAAGCCAGGTGCTGATTTTGGCTGACCGTTTCGCAGTGCTGAACACGGCTGATGGTCAAGGATCAGCGGTATCTGTGCCATTTGCTATCGAAAATAATCAAGTGTTTATTAACGATGCATTTATCAAGGACGCTTCGATAACAAATGCAAAAATAGGGGAATACATAAGCTCAAATAATTACATTCCGGGTATGACGGGGTGGATTATAAGAAAGGATGGTAGTGCAGACTTTCAAAATGTAACGGTGCGTGGTGATATTTATGCCAATTATGGTGTTTTGAATAATGTCACTATTAACGAAAACTGCACTGTGAAAGGTACTGTCTATGCAGAGAATATTGTCGGTGATGTGGTTTCTGTTGGTGCCTGGGGGCGAATATTAAATAGCGGGGTTAACGACTCTAAACACCGATATTTTACTGGTGGTTTGCCATACGCCTCAGTTTTGATAGTTTCTAATCCGGGTTTATACACCGGGAATAAACCCGGTAGCGGTGGCTCGGTTTATATCAGAGTGAATGGTGTTGATATATTCAGGGCGAGTGGGAGTTCTGGGACTCGTTATGATAGCGCTATAGTTGTAGATGTTCCTGCAAATGGAACAGTAGACATGGAGTTTGGAATAACAGGAGCTGAATCAGGACAATTCTGGGGGAATGATGGGCCTATGGCGGTAATGGTTTTCCGCAAAGGTAATAATAGATTCCATGATTAAGAACAACCCGCTACGGCGGGTTTTTTATTGGAGATAAAAGAGAATATGGCTGTTTTAATCAGCGGTAAACTCATTGGCCCCAATGGCGATCCACGCCCAAATGTAACGATTATGCTGGTGGCGGTAAAAACCTCATCGGCAGTTGTTAAACAGGCACCGTCCATTTCGACAACTACGGCGGATGGTAGTTACTCGTTATCCGTAGAGGTTGGCACCCATAACGTAATGATTGAGGCGCATGGTCGGCCATTTGAAAAAGCGGGGCAAATTACTGTTTATAACGATTCTAATCCGGGAACTTTGAATGATTTTTTGAATGCTCCAGGACAAGATGAATTGACACCAGCTATCGTTGCAATGGTGGACGATATGCGAGTTGAGGCGGTGGGCGCAGCCGCATCAGCAAAGGTTTATGCTGAGGAAGCAAAAGCGAGCTCCGAAATAGCAAAATCTGGTGCTGATGCTTACCCTGATTCAGCTGCGGCTCAAGCTGCAATTGACGCAGGCACAGAAACTCGGCGTTATTTTTCTGTTCGCTCAACAATTTCAACGCAGTGGGTTGATGAATATGAGAACGTCAATGGTGTAGCGACGCCAACCGGCCGCTATCTGAGCAATGGGAAATACGTTGATGAGATTGCCGCATCGGTTATTTCGCTGCTGGCGAGTCTTATGGAGACGAATAAGAGAACTGCCGCCCTGAGACAATATCAATCAGAGCAGTGGCAGTGGACAGTAGAAAGTGCGCTCGGCCCTTCTCAGACGGCAATGGCATTAGATAATGATTTTGGTCTATGGCTTGCCGGTTTAAAGTCATCCATCCAGGATTACGTTGAGCAGTTAATTCCGAAAAACATTGCAAATCGTTATCAAAATATGCAGTTCGTCCTCGTTGCCAAAAACGGGGTTGATGGCCTATTAACAATTAACGATAACGGCGATGTAAGAATGGTCGGTATGGATGACGTTCTGCAAGACAGATTAGAATCCATATGCTCGACAAACTTCTCTCGTCGGATTGTCGGCTTCCAGTATGTGATTTTCGCGAAAGACCTCAAGTCGGCCTTATTCGCAATTGACGATGACGGTGGAGTCCATATCCCTGGCATTGATGGCCCGTTACAAGACAACCTCGGTGAGTCTCTTGCATCAATCAAGACTGTCGGCGGCGTTCCTGCAGCGGCGTGGCGCGGAGATGTAGTTTGGTCTGAGCGTCCGGTATTAACTGCGCAAAAGCTGTCAGCATCAGGATTCGTATTCAGTTACATGCCAGGGGGCGAGGCAACCGCTGGGGCTGGGGTGATGTATGTCCCATCAATACGAGAAATGCCCGTTGATGCCGAAGAAATTCAAGGTGGCGGTTCTAGTGGCCAATCATTAAACCTCGAGTCTGATTTCGCGGGTTCAAATATCGTGAATAAAGACCCTGCATACCGAGGGAGGTTACTGGCCGGATATAATGGGCGTCCTGAAGGGAGAAATATTACGCCAGTAAATGAGAGCGATGTTTCAACGTTGAACGATATGAGTTATCCGTCATATCGTCAGGGAAACATCCTGCCGCTGTATACTGTTCTTATGCAAATGGGGGTTGGGAATGTTGTGTTTATCCATTCAGCATTTGCCGCCGGTGGCCGCTCGTTTATACAAATTAGCAGAGGAACGGTGCCTTACGAAAATGGACTGAAGTTTGTTCGGATGGCAAAGAGTGCAGCGGATGGTGTTGGTAAGAAATATATATTTAAGTTTCTGTCTCATGAACATGGCGAAACTGATTCCGATAATGGTGATTGCCTTAATCCTGGGGATTATCTCGCCAAAGAAAATGTTTATTTCTCCGGCATTCAAATCGACTTCAAAGACATTACCGGCCAACCAGATGATTTCCTGATTGTTATCGGCCAGGTAGGAAGCCGCATTGACACAAAAACCGGCGCAGTTGATGAGGAGGGTAATCCTACGGGCGAAAGCGTCGTTGTCCAGCCGTATTCAGTTCCAGCGGTTGACCAACTCGCATACGTGCGCCAAAACCCCGACACGGCGATTATGTACGGCCCTAAATACATGCTGAACTGGCTCTATAACGACAACTCGCTCAGTCATCTGAACGCAAAAGGGAAAGTGCTACAGGGGGAATATACTGCACAGGCCATTCACTGGCATCTGTACAACGCAGAGAAAAAAGGCACGTGGACTGGGCTGAAAGTAAAAAGCCTTTCCGTCTCAGGAAATATTGTTGATTTGCTCTGTGATGTCCCATATACGCCGATCGTCATTGATACCAACTTCATCGCAGACTGTTTGAATCAAGGCATTAGCCTGGAAAAAAACTCGGCATCGGTTCAAAGCGTCACGATCGTTGACGGTAACATTATTCGTGTTGAGTTTGATAAAGCCCCCGCATCAGACGACTACATGCTGATCGGCTTTACTAACACCGCGCTAAGTTCAAGCGGCCACGTTTATCCGCTTACATGCTTCCGTGATTCGTCGCCGGTTAAATCCCGATGGATCACGCGAGATAATGCCCAATTCCCACTATACAACTGGCTGTGCCTTGATCGCCTGCCAATGACCGGAGAATTTTAAATGGTAGCAGTAAACCAAACTGGGAAAGCCTATTACGGCTTTCGCTCAGCGTTAGATCTATCAGCGTCTATTCTCGACCCGCAGGCTCTTTTTGCTGCATATAAGGCGCGTGTGGTTGCAGATGGTGGCACTATCCCAGATGAAGCTGGTTGCCTAGCACGGTTTTCATTTCTGCTGAATAACGGCATGTATGAGAAAACCACATTCTGTGCAGCGCCTGCATTTGGATTGAAAGTTGATGGCGGTGGAAATGTCCAAACAGTTTATAACTTGTTTGGCGCCGCTGGCGATTTGATCGCGGGTTCGCAAGGGACTCCTCCGCTGGCAATGACCTATGATGCCGCCGCGCGTGCAGTGATTATTCAGATCACATCGAGTGGAGGTTGGTATCTTAAAAGCCGCGCGAGCCTTGTCATTCATAAAAGTTCGACTTATCTGCTCGCTGGCCGCATGAGCGATCTAAATCGCGCTGACAACAACGGCATTACTGCAGGATACAATCTGACAGGTTTGCCGATGGCATATCTTCGGACAATGATAACGAATGGACAAAAAGAGACGGAAGCCTGGCGCTATGGAACACGCGATAGCGCCTGGCCTGCTGGTAGCGGTGGTGCTCTCAATGCTGCAACGAATATCTATGCTGACTACGTGCCATCTGCGGGCCTGTTCAAAGTGGCTGAAGGGGTTATTGAGGGGTACGAGAAAGGGAAGTTGCTTGTGACCTCCGCACCTGCGGCGACTGGCAAACTGGCCGACTTGAGCAGTTACACTTCACCGATGTTGATCGGTGGTACGCAGTTAGCGAATAACATCGTCAGTGCGTGCTATGGGGCATTTCAGGACATGCTCTGCCTACACACTGCTGACGAATCAGACGCGATTCTTGCTTCACGCCTGGGGATGTGATGCGCAGCCGGGAAGGAACCCGGCTATTCATAGAAACTATCTTTCTTTACCGATCAATATCCTACCGTTCTAACAAAAATCCGAACTTTCCCCCGTCAAAATCTTGCGCATATACTGTATAAAAACACAGTAACAAGGCAACATTATGACTTTCTTTTATCCAACACCAAACCCAACCAAGCTCAAAATCCCGCTGTTCGCCGATAAGGTGCCGGCGGGGTTTCCCAGTCCTGCGGCAGATTACGTCAGTTCGCGCATCGATCTGAACGAATATTGTATTAGCCATCCCAATGCGACCTATTTTCTCTATGCGACAGGTGATTCAATGCTTGAGGCCGGGATCACTGAGGGCTCTATGCTTGTGGTTGACCGCAGCATCAGCCCTGCACATGGCGATATTGTGATTGCCAGCATAGCCGGCGAGTTCACCGTGAAGCGCCTCTGTTTGCACCCCCGCGCACAATTGGAACCCATGAACCCGAAGTATGAGCCGATCTTGCTCCATGACGGCGGCGACGATCTGGAGGTGATGGGCGTTGTTGTGTCTTCGATAACGAGGCTCAAGTGATGTACGCGCTTGCTGATGTGAACAGCTTCTACGCGAGCTGCGAAACGTTGTGGCGACCAGATCTGCGAGGGCGTCCTGTTGTCGTTCTGTCGAATAACGACGGATGTGTCGTAGCCAGGAGCAAGGAAGCGAAGGCGTTAGGGCTAAAGATGGGAGAACCCTATTTCAAAATTAAGCGGGAATTTGAGCGCGCAGGGGGCATCGCGTTCAGCAGCAACTATGAGTTATACGCAGACATGTCTCAGCGTGTGATGGCTGTTTTAGAAGAGATGGCGCCTCGCGTGGAAGTGTATTCAATTGATGAAAGTTTCCTTGATCTGACTGGCGTTCGTAACTGCATTGATCTGGATACTTTCGGTCGTCAGGTGAGGGCCAAGGTACTGCGCAACACAGGGCTAACTGTGGGCGTTGGCATTGCCCAAACTAAGACGCTAGCCAAGCTGGCAAACTTCGCGGCAAAGAAGTGGGACAAGACCGGCGGAGTAGTGGATCTATCCAATGAAGGGCGCCAGCGCAAATTGATGGGCCTCGTGCCGGTCGATGAGGTCTGGGGTATCGGACGCCGGATATCGAAAAAGCTCAACATGATGGGGATTGAAACGGCACTACAACTGGCCGATGCAAGCACTACGATGATCCGCAAGCATTTCAGCGTTGTGATAGAGCGAACGGTGCGAGAGTTGCGCGGCCAGCCTTGTCTCGAGTTGGAGGAGTTTGCGCCGACAAAACAACAGATCATCTGCAGCCGCAGCTTCGGTGATCGGATCACCGAGTATGACCAGATGCACCAGGCTATTTGTATGTACGCGACGCGTGCCGCTGAGAAGTTGAGGGAGGAGCACCAGTATTGCCGGCATGTCAGCGCGTGGCTCAAAACCAGCCCATTTGCCATCAATGAGGAATACTACGGCAACACCGCAAGCATAAAACTGAGCACACCGACACAGGATACTCGCGACATTATCGCCGCGGCTATGCGTTGTCTGGATGCGATTTGGCAACCCGGCCCTCGGTATCAAAAAGGCGGGGTGATGCTGCAGGATTTTTATAGTCAAGGTGTGGCTCAGTTGGGACTCTTCGATGAGTACAAACCACGGCATAACAGTGAACAACTTATGGGCGTGATTGATCGGATCAACAATTCGGGCAGATCGAAACTATGGTTTGCTGGTCAAGGGGCGCACCAGGCGTGGTCAATGAAACGTGAGCTACTGTCGCCGGCATACACGACACGGCTGAGTGATCTGCCGCGCGCTCGGGTTTATTAAACCAGTGGGTTGGCGATAGGCTTAATCAGCTCAGCGCTGTCATTGCGGATATTGCCGACTGATTTTCCTACAGGATGCCAGGCGAAATCGTCGGGAGGTGTGGATGCTTCGTTCGCGAGTTCTTCTGCTCTCGCTGATGTGATGTCTGGCCTCATCCACTCGCGTGCAGCTGCTGGTGGCAAAACGACAGGCCGACGGTCATGAATATCGAGCAGGCCCGAATCGCTGGCGCTGGTCACGATGACAAAACCGTCATCACCAGGGGGATCTTTAACATCGGGGTGATGGCGGCTTATCGCAGCGAAAAATATAGGTGCTTTCGATTCGTGATAGATGAAATAGGGTTGCTTTACTTTGCCGTCGTGCTTGTCTTTCTTCCACTCGTACCAGCCATCTGCCATCACCAGCGCGCGACCGTGATTCCATAGCGGCTTGAACATTCTGCTGGTGGCGGCTGTTTCAACGCGAGCATTGATAACTGGTTGGCGCTTCATTTCACGCCACCAATCAGGGCCATATCCCCACTCGAGAGGATCGAGGTACAACTTATCGTCGCGTTGATTAAGAACTAGCACGCGGGTGCCTGGAGCCACGTTGTAGCGACTGATCGGAACATTGTCCAGCGCGCTGGCAAAATCAAGGTCGGAGGCGAGCACGTCGAGATAGTCGGCGCGGGTCTGTACTTGGGCAAATCGTCCACACATAACTAACCCTTTTTGATGCTGATGAAGAGTAAGTATAGGGGATTGAGACAGAACGTTTAGAGGAGGTTTTCCCATAGTTTTGCCATCTTTTTACCATGGGTGAATTTGAGATATAAAAAAACCAACCACAAATGGTTGGTTTCTCTAAGTATTTTTGGTCGGCATGAGAGGATTCGAACCTCCGACCCCCGACACCCCATAACGTGGCGCTTAGCATGCTATTTTGGCATAAACCTGCAAATGCTATCGTAGAGGCTAATAATATCTTCAATGGCTTTGTTTATCATTAACTCGTCCATTTTCTTAATCGTGGCTCTTACTTGCCCTTCATCACCTTCAGCTTGAACATGAGTCAACGATAAAACAAGTTCATTGAACTTTTCATGTAATTGCTCTGGTAAGTTATTCTGATAATTGATGTGGGATATGTTGAAAATATAAGAATTTTCAAGTCTTTCTCTGATATCACCATCACTACAGAGTGAATGTACAGCACCATGGAATTTTTCCCAGCCGTACCGATATTTCAAAAAATCATCAACCAT